AAGCCACTTAAAGAACTGGCTGACCTCGAAAAACTCGAAGGTAAAACCGCCACTGATTTTCTGATGGAAATCATTGCTGGCTGGGCACTTCCCGATGAATTCAACGCGGAAAACCTGTCGGTGCTGCTGGAAAACTATCCGGCGGCGATGAAGGCCATCCCGGAAACCTACTACCGCGAGCTCATGGGGCAGCGTGAAAAAAACTGATAGCGGTTGCCTCTGCGTTCTATACGCCTGAACCCACAGCGGTAGACCTGGCGCCTTACGGGCTTACGCCGGATGACTATGACGATAATTTCGTAGATGTCTGGCCCGATATCTGGCCTTCATTCCTGGTGTTTCAGGCCGTCAGTACGCAATGGAGAACGGGAATGGGCGGCGTGTCCGGGCTCGACTATAACGTTTTGCCTTGGGTGATGCGTCTGCACAACGTCGACGACGAGGCAACCGCACTGTCGGACATCCGAGTAATGGAGAACGCAGCTTTGTGCGTTATCCATAAACGATCAGAGTAGGGTATTTGTCAATTTAAGTGAACCTACTGCTCGCTCAATCTAGAATCATTTGAGCAAGTCACAATTAGCGTTGTTGTATCGTTGCTTCGCTTCTTCTGACCATTTTTCCTTGAGTGTTTGGTAAGGAAGGGAGGAAGACTTATCCAAAGGGATGGAGTCTTTAATTGACTGCCTTATATCTGAAACAGTACCCGAGAAAATAACTCCAGCATAGAAGTCATTATCAAAATCTATACCTGAGCGTGAATATAATCCTTCCTTGAGGTGTTTTTTCCCCTCAGGATCAGAAAGTACTTTTTTCATTGATAAAACATAACGTTCTGCATGCTTTTTGGTTGCAGGCCCATCAGCTTTATGTGTGTTCTCATAAATTATGGTCAGATATGCCAGACAATCTGCAGATGCCATTGCTTCACGCATATTTGACTCCAGATTTACTGAAGCGAAGGATACAGAAGGTACAAGTGCACACAAGGCTAGAGCTTTTTTAATCACTTTCACTCCTAATTTGGGGGCCGCTGGTGCTTTAATAATTAGTTAATTTCTTTTCAAATTCAATGCATCATTAGATTATTAGCTATGCACGGAGATGGTTATGTCCGATATCGCCACGATTTCCCTGCGCGTAAATACCACTGAGCTGGAGCGCGGTAACCAGGCACTGGATCGCTTTCAGGAGACCGCGTCCGCCGCGGCAGGCAAAGCGGATGACCTGAACAGCACGTTCCGCACCGATATCGATAACCAGAAGAAAAACAGCGAAAGCCTGAAGCAGCAGCGTCAGGAACTGCAGAACCTGCTGAATAAAATCAGCCCGGTAAACAAGGCGCTGGATGAACTGGACACTATCCAGAAGAGCCTGGCGAAATTTCGCGGTAAAGGGCTGGTGGGAGACGAGGATTTTACTCGTTACAACAGCGTGCTTGAGACGACGCGGGCAAAACTGGCACAGGTAATGGAGTCTGAAACCGCAGAGGGGCGGGCTCGCATTGAACAGGCTCAGGCAGCGCAGCGTGCAGCTGCGGCGGGCAAAACCTTTATCGATTCGCTGGAGGAGCAGGTCACAGCTATCGGAAAAACGCGCGCAGAACTGTTAGAGCTAAAAGCTGCCCAACTCGGCGTATCCGATCGTGCTGCACCAATGATCGCAAAGCTGAAAGAGCAGGAGGAAGCGTGGAAGTCTGGGGCTATCAGCGCGGGGCAATACCGCAATGCTATGCGTTATCTCCCGATGCAAATTACCGACATTGTTACCTCACTGGCTTCCGGTATGCCGGTTTATATGGTTGCTATTCAGCAGGGCGGTCAGCTACGTGACTCGTTTGGCGGTGTAGGCAATGCGCTGAAAGCGATGTTGTCGATGGTGACCCCTGCCCGAGTGGCAATTGGCGGCCTGGCCGGTGCTGTACTGATTGCGGCCAAAGCGGGATCGGACTACTTCACCGCCTACGACGAAATCAACAAGGCCATTATCAGGACTGGCAACATTGCCGGCACGTCAGCGCTCCAGATCATGGCTTCCACCCAGTATATTGCTGCCTCTACTGGCGCTACTGTAGGTACCGTTCAGAGCTTGATGACTGAGCTGGTTGGCATGGGATCGCTGACACAACAGCAACTTGAAAAAGCAGCGGGCTCCACGGCGCTGGCGGTTCAGACCGGAATAGTCTCGGCACAGGACATCGCCAAAGCCTATAAGGACATCGAAAAAGACCCTGTTAAAGCGCTGCAGAGTCTCAACGAACAATATAATTTCCTGACCGTTTCACACCTTAAGCATGTTGACGATCTGATAAAGCAAAAGGACCAGACCGTGGCCGTTACGCAGGCTATGGACCTGTTTGGCGATACGATGGCAAAACGTGGGGAGCAGGCTTACGACTCGCTGACGCCGTTTGGTCGCCTGTGGCTGGATATCAAGGGCTGGGCGTCTGAGGCCATGCAGAGTATCGGTCAGTGGGTAGCTGAGCTGGCATCAAACACACTGAAGGAATTCAACGCAATTTATTACAGCGTTGCGATCGTTTTCCAGAAACTGAACCAGATCATTTCATCCTCTATCGCTGCCGCGATTAACCTCGTTCCTGACTGGGCGAAAACAGATACTTTGCAGGGATGGCAGGACTACAATGAACAAATGGCCGGCGCATATGGTGACAGCGTCTCTCAGCTGAAAAAAGACTGGGGTGCGGCTGATATCAGCGCAGGTAAATACCTCGATACGACCAGAAAGATAAGTACCGCAACCACCCAGAAGGATCGGGAAGGAGTCGCTGCTTTTGGCAAAAAAACCAAAACCGGAAAGCAGGGCACTTTATCGGCTGGCGATCGCAGCACGGATGCTGCCCAGGCCGAATTACTGGCGCTTCAGGCACAGTTAAGGGCCCTGCAGCAGCATAAAGGGCTGAACGATAGTATTAGCCAACAGCGCAAAGACCTCTGGACTACGGAAGCGAAATTTCAGGTGCTGGAAGAGGCCTCCCGATCTCGCTCTCTGACAAAGCAGGAGCAATCCCTGCTGGCGAGTAAAGACCAGGTGCTTCAGTTGGCACGGCAGAAAGCCCTGTTAGGTGGTCAGATTACCGCACAGGAACAGCGGAACAAGCGAATGGATACCTCGCAGAAATACGTCACGCAGATGGCAGAGAAGCAGGCTGCATTAGTGATCGGTGCCGGGATGAGTGACCGTCAGGCACAACGTGAACTCTCGAAAAGTCAGCTTGCCGCTGGCTGGAAGAATGCTGGAGGTTCGCTTGATGATGAGGTTTATCAAAAGCAGCTTAAAGCGGCGAATGATTACTATGATGCAGAGGATCAGCTACGCGGTGACTGGCTGACCGGTGCGAAAAAGGGCTGGGCTGATTTCGAAGACAGCGCGACAAATGTTTACTCCCAGGTGCAGACGGTTACCAACAATGCGTTCACCGGGATGGCCAGCACACTTACTGACTTTTTTACTACTGGTAAATCTAACTTCTCAGATTTCCTGACTACCTTCCTGAAGGGCATCGCCCAGATGCTGACTCAACTGGCTCTGGTTAATGGAATGAAGTCAGCCTTTGGTGGAACGGGTATCGGGGCGTTTTTTGGTTTCTCTGGTGGCGGTCTGGTGCCGAGGTTCGATAGCGGTGGTTACACCGGTGATGGCGGTAAATACCAACCGAAAGGCGTAGTTCACGGTGGTGAGTTTGTCTTTACGAAGGAAGCGACCAGTGCGCTGGGTGTCGGTAATCTTTATGCACTTATGCGGGGCGCCCAAGGGTATGTAAACGGCGGCTATGTTGGCCGTGCCCCGATGTATGGGCTGCAATCTTCGGCAACGGGCGGCGTAACCGTTCAAACGTCCGTGACCGTTCATAACCAGAATACTCAGCAGCAGACTTCTGGTGACAACGACGCTATTTCGCGGGCTTACAAGCAGACCATTGATCAGTCAGTGCGCGCAGGTATTGCCAAACAGCTCCAGCCTGGTGGTCTCATCTGGAATGCAACAAAATCAAGATAAGACGAATCGGTGTTTTTTTTGATCATATTATTCATCATGTTAAGATGTTTCCGATTGCAATCAAAGGAAACTTAAAATGAAGAAGGTAGTGGCTTTAGCTGTTGGGGCGTTAATGTTGTCTGGCTGTACTGTTCGTGTTGCTGATATGACTGTTGGTAGCACCAAAAATTACAACCTGAACGCAGCTAAGTTTGAAAAAGGTCAGCGTGTGACTGGTGAAGACAAAGCTCCAATTGTTATTTTCCCGCTGGGCATTCCAAGCGTTAAAACTGCAATGGATCGGGCTATTGAAAAAGATAAGTGTTCCGTAGGCTTAAGCGACGTTGTTATTTATCAATTAAACCACGCTTTTCTGTTCGGCACATATGGTTACCGTGTTGAAGGCACGCAGATTATCGACAAATCTCAGCTTGGTTGTGAAACCCGCTAATTTCCTTCTCATACTGTCACAAGCCACCCTCGGGTGGCTTTTTTTATGGAGCAAACATGGCCTTAGAAACGTTCACCTGGCGAACCCAGATTCAGGCGGGTATGGAAGGGGGGCTCACTTACGCAACACGCTCTGCATCCTTCGGAGACGGATTTGAACAGATCGCCGGTGAAGGCATCAACCCTGAAAAACAGTCATGGCCGATGACCTTAACGGGAAAAAAAACTGAGATGCTCGATGCGCTGAGGTTTTGCCGCAAGCACATTACAAAATCC